ATTTATAATGTTTTGAACATAAATACAACATTAACGCAGAAGAATTATGGATAGCACAGCAAACGATCTCTTTAATTTATTAGTCAGCAGAGACTACACAGTTAAAACATTAGACAGTCAAGGCAAACCTGTGGTTAGCCCGGGCGATGCTCAAATGTTTAGTTTTGACTTTGAAACTAAAAACAATAATTACGGAACCGTAGTTATTCTACTCGACGACGAAAGCAACTTTGAGTGCTATTATGGTGATAATGTTGGCAAAAATATGGAAGGCGATGACAAGGATGCTTGGTATGACTTCCTAGCACAGTTGAAAAATTTCGCCACACGCAATCTGTTAACATTCTCATTAAAGAATTTAAACAAGTTAAAATACAGCATGCAAGGTATGGCTGCTATCAATGAAGGGTTGTTTGAGGGGTGGAATGGCACTAAGCACACCAGTTATAATAACAAACCAGGTACAACACGTTTAAAGATCGTACACAGCAAGGCAATTGAAGAAGGCGAACAACGCTTCCGCAACATCGAAAAGTTATATGTTGAAAACGCCGAGGGCGAACGCTTTAAGTTGCCATTTACATCGTTAGTTGCCGGACGTGCCATGGCACGCCATGTAGCAGAAGGCGGCACACCATATGATGTATTCGGTCAACATATTACCGATATTGTACGCGAAGCAAATGTACTATCTAAATTTACACGTGCTACACAACGAATTACCGAAGACGATGATCAATATGAAGTAGTTGAAGCTGGTCGCGAACGCTACAAAACTCTACGTCATCGTTTAAAAAGTTTAGCAGGTAAGCGTGGGTACCATGCTTACAAAGAAGACTGGAATCCTGCAGAGATTGACGATGATGCAGAAGCGTTAAACAACCTACGTGGACAATTTACACGCGAAACTATTGATCAACGTATTGAAGAAGCATTACCATACATTATGAAACAAATAAACGAAGCTGGATTCGCAAATAAATTATCACCGAGCGGCAAAGTGCCGGTTGGTTTATATACGTTTGTTTATAGCGTAGTAGATCCAAGCAGAGTGCAATTTATTGCTAATTCTGCCGAAAAGCGCGGCATGGCAGTAATTGCTAAAGGTAAAAACAAATTGCGTATCGACGGCGATGCAATGCAACATAGCAGCCTAATTTATTCTTTACAGCAATTAGGCGTCGAAGGCGAAGTGAAAGAAAAGCATCGTGCGCAGATGGAAGAAGGCGTATACAAGAAAGGTAAGATTGCCTTTAAAATCGCTAAAGGCGTGTTAAAGTATCTACCACCAGTACTAATTGGAACATACCTGGCAGTACAAGATGCTGAACAACAAGAAAAGCGCGATGCTGAGCAAAAAGCAGGATATGCACAACAATTACAGCAACCAGAACAAACCAAGGAACCACAAATGAAAGAGTTTAACCAATTTAGCCAATGGGCGGAACAAGTAACAGAAGGCACCTGGGCTATCCCAGATGACGAAGCTAAAATTAAACAGTTAAAAGACATTTTATCGAAGCCACTTCCTGTTGGAACAGACGCAATGAATGCCACTGGCGTGTTATATGATATCATTGGTGATGACAATTTGTATGATAGTCTAGCAGAATTAGCAAATGATGACCCAGAAGCAGATGCTCGCCCGGTTATTCAAGATTGGATCGAAGAATACACTGATTCCTATCCCGGTTTGGAAGATTTAGCTAATCGTGTACTTGGCGGTGACAACGAATTAGAATTCGAAGAAGCACAAGACTTTGGCGCACGTGGCATGAACAAATATGGTATGAGTGCTGTTAAAGGCCCAGATGGGTTTTACGCTTTAGTAAACGGCAAAGTAGTTGCTGGCCCATTTGCTTCATTGGAAGAACTAAAAGCATACCAAGAAGAAGAATTAAACAAAGATGTTAACGAGCAGTTAGATATTGATACCGGCGAGCAAGAACGTAAACAAGAACGTGATGCAATGCTAGAAATGAACGCATGGCGTAAACTAGCTGGTATGCAAGAAAAAGTCTATGAAGACTTCTCTGCGTTCCAAGAGCCTCAACAACAAGTAGACGAAGGCTTCAACGATACTCCAATACGTGATCGAGAAGATTATTTAGAAAAAAGTAAAGTACTATATGATTTGCTACGCGACCCAAGTTTATTCAATGACAAAGAAGCACAAAAGGCAATCCAACAGCGCATTTTACGTTTAAATGACGAAGCACGTGAAATGGGCTTAATTGAAATGTCCGAGACAGAGTATGCTTCTAAATTAGAACAAGGTATTCTGGAAGATTGGGGTTCAAGTGATGGCACAGTTTTAGTTAAAGGTATCGATGACGCTATTGAGAAATATGGATTGAATCCTGATGTTATTCGTCAAACAGCCGAAAGTCTAGCAGAAGTTTATGCCGAAGATATGGGTTATGGTGATGACATTGACGCTGCAACAGAAGCTGTTATTGATACATGGACACGTCGTAGCGAACTTGGTAAAAGATTAGCAAAACTATTTTCTGAAGAGGTAGACGAAACAAGTGCTAGCGATCTAGGCAAAGAAGGTGTTGATTGGTTTGCGCCTGCTGATACAGAACCATATGATCCAGAACGTGATGATCCTCGTGATGATCCTAATTACGGATTTGATCGTAAACCAACTAAACCACAAGCACCTGTTGCTCCTGGAATGAAAAAGACCCAAGAAGCTAACGCTGGTAAGTTTGGACAACAAGATGACGAGATTGCAGATCCAAAGCAAATTATTCCAGGTGGTGCACAAGACGATGGTAAAATTGCCGATGAAAAAGACATAGAAGAACCTAAACTTGACGAACGTTCTCTAACCAAAGGCGAAGAAAAGAAACGCGAAAAGTATGTTAAGGGCATGAAAAAATCAAAAGCAGACTTTAAAAAGCGTTACGGTGATCGTGGCGAAGAAGTAATGTACGCAACTGCTACCAAAATGGCCAAAGAAGGCGAAGGCGAAACTACCGGAGGATCAAACATGTTTGGCAAGGGAATTTATGAAAGTTTAACAGAACTAGAAAACGATTTAGATGTAGCACTAGGTAATGGTATTACTGCTACTAGTCAATTAGACAACCCGGAAAATCCAGTTGACATGATTGAACCAGATGAAATTGATACAACTGATGTCCCTGTAGGCATTCCAACAGATATGGATATTGAAATTGTTGAGCCAGCATCTGAAGAACGTAATATTGGCGACCAAATTGCTGACAAGGGTGCAGAATTAAGTGCTCAAATTAATTCTGCTATTGCTGATATTAAACGATTAGCGGGAATGGGCAATTAAATCCAAGCGATATACGCTAAAACACAACGGGCCTAAATGGCCCGTTTTTTATTTAAAAAATTATTGACACGCTAAATACTTTTATGCTATACTTACTCTGTAAGTGTTAGCAATAGTTTTGTTTGTTTTAGAAAAAACATTCTAGGCATACACTTAGGCATAAGGTAAAAAACATAGGCATAAGGCATAAGGAGAAACTTACTATGGCATCTTTAGCAGATATTCGTGCCCGACTAGCAGCACAAGAAAACAAGGCTAGTGGTTCAACTTTCCAAGGCGACAACGCCATTTACCCACACTGGAACATTAACGAAGGGGATACTGCAACTGTTCGCTTCCTTCCAGATGGTGACACTTCCAACCCATTCTTTTGGATTGAACGCCAAATGATTCGTTTGCCATTTAACGGCGTGGTAGGCGGAGATAACAAGCAGGTTGTTGTGACAGTACCCTGCGTTGAAATGTGGAATGAAACGTGTCCAATTTTGACAGAAGTTCGCACTTGGTTCAAGGATCCATCTCTTGAAGATATGGGCCGTAAATACTGGAAGAAGCGTAGTTACTTGTTCCAGGGTTTTGTACACACTAATCCACTAGAAGATGACAAGACACCTGAGAATCCAATTCGTCGGTTCATTATCAGTCCGCAAATCTTTACCACTATTAAGTCCTCACTAATGGACCCAGATATGGAAGAATTGCCAACTGATTACAACAATGGACTTGACTTCCGCATTATTAAGACCACTAAAGGTGGGTATGCTGATTACAGCACTTCATCGTGGGCTCGTAAGGAAACTGCGCTTTCTGCAGATGAGATGGAAGCGATTGAAAAGTATGGCTTATTTGATCTCAAATCCTTCTTACCTAACAAGCCAGGCGACATCGAACTGAAGGTTATGCAGGAGATGTTTGAAGCGTCAGTAGATGGCAAAGCATACGATCCGGACAAGTGGGCGTCTTATTTCAAACCAGCTGGTATGAATTTTGGTGATTCAGAAACAAAGGCTCCTGAATCAGCACCAGTAGCACCTAAGGTAGAAGCGGCAGCATCAGTAGCAGAAGATACTACTCCTCCGTTTGAACCTAATGTTGCTCCAGCACCGGCAGCAGAACCTAAGGTAGAAGCAGCGCCAGCAGCGGGCGCAGACAAGGCCCAAGATATCCTTGCTATGATCCGCGCACGGCAGTCCTCGTAATTTAAGGGTACATACTCGCGCCCGAGGTCTTTCTCGGGCGTTGAGTCCTTCTTTTTTTGGAGACTGTTATGGTAGATCTACTAATTATAATAGAGTTTGTCCTCATCGGACAGCTTTTTTACTGTTTAAGAAAAGGATAAAAATGTATTCTGTATATCAACATTGGGATCCTCTAAAGGTGTGTATGGTAGGACGTACATATCCTGCAGAGTTTTATTCGTGGATTAAAAATAAAGAAACACGAAACACCTTTGAAAAATTAGCTGAGGAGACCGAAGAAGATTATCAGAAGCTAATTAATTTGTTAGAAAATAAATTTGGAGTTAAAACCTTCCGACCTGAATTTCCTGAGGATATGAATGAATTATGGATTGATGGTAAATGGGTGCAACCTCCAACGGCACCTCGTGATTATTTTATCATGATCCATGATAAATTCTGGGTGCCTAAAATTCCAAATGGTAGTCATGCGTGGTCAGTTTTTTATAGACAGAACAAAAGATCCTGGTGGCCGGATTATGTAAGGCCGAATGATTTTTATGAGGCCTGGCCTGAGTATGCAGACGAAGTTCGAGAAAAATTTAACGAATTCCGGCAATTTGATCAGAATCATCTAGATGCAAAACTTAAATTCTACACACATATTTTTGATGATATTCAAAAGCAAGGTAACGAAATTATATACACCGATCTAGATTTTGTTAATGGTTGTTTTGTCAGTAGAATTGGATATGACTTATATTTTGCAACGCAAACATTCCACGACGATAAAAAAGCATTATTGTCGCAAGTTAATGAGTACTTCCCAGATACACGTAATCGTATTGTAAATGCCGGAGGTCACGGTGATGCTGTATATTGTCCGGTTACTCCGGGTTTGATTATTAGTCTAAATGATGTTCCTACATATAAAGATACATTCCCTGATTGGGAGGTTGTGTATCTCCCAGATTCAAATTATGCCCACATGCGAGAGTTTGAATTTTCAATGAAACGCAATAAGGGGCGTTGGTTTATACCAGGATTTGAAAAGAACCCGGATATGATGAATATGGTTGATCATTATTTTGACGAGTGGGTAGGCGAAGTACACGAAACTGTATTTGATGTTAATATGCTGGTAGTAGATCAAAAGAATGTGATTGTATCTGCCCACAATGATCAGGTCGAAGAAGCCTGTGCAAGACATGGTGTTGAAGTTCATGTATCGCCGTTCAGACACAAATATTTTTGGGATGCTGGTATACATTGTATTACAAATGATATATCTAGATCGGGTACTTGCAATACATTTTTTTAATGGAATACACCACTGACAATTACGAAAATATTTTTTCGGATCAGTTAACAGATAATATTGTTATTCATGACCATCTTGGCGGATTTCTCCCTGGATACAAAAATTATATACTAGAGCACATTAACAATAATTATCCAGGATCAACAGTAATAGTGTCAACGTTGTTATTACCGGAAGTTAATGAAAAATATTCTAATATAAAATTTGAGTACAACCATCCATACTTTCTGTTTAGTTCGCTTGAAACGTATTTTACACATCCAGAAATTAAATTTGAAAATTTCGTTTGTAGTTTTAATGGCGGTTCTCATGTAAGCCGTCAGATACTTACATCAATGCTGCATAAACAAGGCATGTTTGATTCTAGATATTCAAGCAAGAATTTTGTAGTATCACCCGAGTCGGTGTTTGGGCATATTTCTAATTATGTTGATAATCCAGAGTTGTGCTCTAAATTTATCATTGATTTTAACAGTGAGTTTTACAATACGAATTATAGCTTTGGTTTCTTAAAAAATAAACATGAAAAAAATATTTACAATCTAGAAGGAAAAATAACCAATAGTTTTCTGCATTTAGTTAGTGAATCTATGGCAACCAGCGCACATCCTTTTGTTACAGAAAAATTTTTATATAGTATTGTCACTAGAGGATTGTATCTCGCATATGGACAAGTAGGATGGCATTCATTTGTAGAAAAATATTTTGGATTTCGCAAATTTGAAAAAATTTTTAATTACGAGTTTGACGAAATCCAAAACCCTATACATAGGTTAATTAAATTATTAGAAATGATAAACAAATTTAAAACCTTGAGTAAGGACGATTGGAGAGATTTGTATTTAATGGAACAAGAAACCATTGAATTCAACCATCAACACTATTTTAGTAAAGGCTATCTAAAACAGTTGAAAAGAGTTGCAGAGTTTAAGTAACTCGTGTATAATATTAATTTTAAAACAGGTAAATTATTATGGCTAAACCATTTGACGTAAGTAAGTTCCGCAAAGATATTACAAAAAGTATCGACGGACTTAGTATTGGATTTAATGATCCTACTGATTGGATCTCAACAGGCAATTACGCATTAAATTATCTTATTTCGGGTGACTTTCATAAAGGTGTGCCAATGGGTAAGGTAACTGTGTTTGCTGGCGAATCAGGCGCAGGTAAATCGTACTTTGTATCTGGCAACATCGCTAAACACGCCCAACAACAGGGTATTTTTGTTGTAATGATTGATTCAGAAAACGCACTTGATGAGCAATGGTTACATGCGCTAGGTGTTGATACATCTGAAGATAAACTACTAAAACTTAGCATGAGCATGATCGACGACGTTGCTAAGACTATTTCGATGTTTATGAAAGATTACAAATCAATGCCGGAAGAAGAACGTCCAAAGGTATTGTTTATTATTGACTCATTGGGTATGTTGTTAACACCCACAGACGTTGATCAATTTGAAAAAGGCGACATGAAGGGCGACCTGGGTCGTAAGCCTAAGGCACTAACAGCACTTGTTCGTAATACTGTTAATATGATCGGCGCTTATAATGTAGGCTTAGTAGCAACTAACCACACATACGCATCGCAAGACATGTTTGATCCGGATGACAAAATTTCAGGTGGTCAAGGCTTTATCTATGCATCTTCTATTGTTGTAGCAATGCGTAAATTGAAACTCAAAGAAGACGAAGATGGTAATAAGACTTCTGACGTACACGGCATTCGCGCTGCATGTAAGGTTATGAAGACTCGCTACGCAAAACCATTTGAGGCCGTTCAAGTTAAAATTCCATATGAAACCGGAATGAATCCATATTCTGGACTAGTCGATTTGGCCGAAAAGAAAGGTTTGCTTACTAAGCAAGGCAACCGTTTACGTTTTATAGAACGCAGTACAGGTGAAGAAGTACTTGCTTTCCGTAAGGCCTGGGAAAATAATGACGATGGGATTCTTGATAGGCTCATGCAAGATTTTGCTTTTGCTGAAGAACAGATAAGTAACGAAGAAGCAAACGTAGCAGATGATATCGTTGAAGATGTTGTAGACAACGTTGCTGAATCTGTAGGAGAAGAAGAAAATTATGAGTCCTGATTTAGCTATGGAAATTTGGGAGGCATTACGCCCGCATATTAGCGGTAGCTTCCAGCAAGCAGCAGATGATTTTGTTGCAGTTCTCATTGAAAATGGTATGAACGCAAACGAAATTGCCGAAGTATGCCAAGACACACATTGTATTAAGAGTCTAAAAGAATATGCCGACGAAGAAGTCATTTCAAATTATGACGATGACGATGACGAAGATTTTGATTTTTACGACGACGACAATGATCAATACTAATGTGGTACAATAAAGTAACGCAAGATCTTTCAAAACTTCCTGAGTTCATTGATTATTATATGGATGAACTACAGGAAGCGAAAAAAGAAGTCCGAATTGGTGGCAATGTAGAGAGTAATATTAAGTTGCTTCCGGGCGTTACTGAGCAACGCTTTAATCAATTACAAGAAATTGAAGCTGTGTTGAATTATCTCAATATTGAATTACGTAAAACAAGACGTAAGCATTTTCAAAAATATTTAGAAGGTTATGCTCGTGCGTTAACTAGTAGAGATGCTGAAAAATATGTTGACGGCGAGCCAGAAGTAATTGATATGGAATACTTAATTAACGAAATAGCATTGTTACGTAATCGTTGGTTGGGTATTATGAAAGGACTAGATACAAAACAATGGCAATTGGGACATATTGTCAAGTTACGCACAGCTGGAATGGAGGACGTTAGTGTTTAAAAGCGATCAAGAAGCACACGAACATTCTCTTGAGACATTAAATCTATTATGGCAATATAGTAGTTTTATGGAGAGTATTGATACTCTTGTTGATATGGGTTGTGGCACCGGACTTGATTTAGAATGGTGGGCAAATGCTTACATTCTCGACGACGATGATAATAAGATTCCGTTAAACATTAATTGTACTGGTGTTGATATTAGACCAGAATTACCAGTAGCAAAAGAATATAAAAACATGACGTATCAGTGTCGTGATTTTGAAGATTATTTGCCTGGCAAAGATCATAAAGGATATGATGTTGTTTGGTGTAATAATGCGTTCCAATACGCAGTGAATCCGTTAACAACACTTAAAAAATGGTATAATTTAATGACTGACGGAGCAATGCTGTGTCTGGTTGTACCATCAACAACTGAAATAGTGTTTAATAGGCCAAATATTTCGCAACACGATTATTCATATTATCATTACACTCCTGTTAGTTTGCTACACATATTATCAATTTCAGGCTTTGATTGTGCATTTATGAAAAAAGAAATCTCAGACCCCTGGATCAAAGCTATCGTATATAAGTCAGATATTAAGCCAATGGATCCAAAAACTACACGTTGGTATGATCTAGCTGATACTGGATTGTTACCCGAGAGTGCAGTTAATAGCATTAATACATATGGATATTTAAGACAACAAGATCTTGTACTCGAGTGGTTAGATCGCAGTCTACACTGGCTCGGCGAAGATTAATACTTAAAGAAATCAAAGTCTTTTTTATATCTTGCGTAGATTAGATTTTTAGTCTTTTTGTCTAATATTATTTCATCGCCGGAAGTTTCATGAGCTTTGTTAGTAAGCATTGGAATTTCTTGCTTCCATGTGTTTGTTATGTCTTCCATATGTACAATGTTAATGGTAGTATTTGCACCATTTAATGTATAAGACGCACAATTGTCGTTTATACTCAATACTGTAGCTACATTTTTAGGGTTAATAAAGCTATATTGCGAGACGAAATGAATATCAGATTTTTCTTCTGGGGTATTATTTAAGTACACAGCTAGTTCGTACGGACTCCAACCAGGATCTATTTTTGCCTTTATTCCTCTTTGTGGGCGTTTAATAGTCATGTCTTTATACATGCTAATAAATCTTGAGAATGGGTCTCTGCACATGAAGAAGTTATTTCTTCCGTTATTAACAGCAGCATCTCTGTTAATTAATGTTAATTTTTTTCTAATACCCCAATGGTTGTTACCGAGACTTTCTTTAACAGAATCAAACGTTAAGTTTTGATCTAATCCATACAGGTGTATTGTCATAGCACTACTGGCATTCTTAGTACAATGCCAGAAATTAACATTAATATTTTCATATGTTGATATAGCGTTATGAACCTTTCTAAAACTCATAATCTTATTTATTATCTACGCAGTTAATAAATATTGTAATGAAGATTGTAGTAGCCACCGGGGGATTTGACCCTATCCACAGCGGACATATCCGCTACTTAGAAGCAGCAAAAGCGTTAGGTTCTTACTTGATTGTAGGCATAAATTCTGACGATTGGCTTGTGCGCAAAAAAGGACGTTATTTTATGCCCTGGGCCGAGCGTGCTGCTATTGTTCGCGCATTAGGATGTGTTGACGAAGTTATTTCCTTTGATGATTCAGATGGATCAGCTTGTAAAGCAATTGAATATGCTCTCGGTGTTAAAAATGATACAAGTGGCTGGATTCCATTTGATAGTGTAATATTTGCCAATGGCGGAGATAGAACTCAAAATAATATTCCTGAAATGGTATTTGAGGAAGTTGAGTTTGTGTTTGGTGTTGGCGGCAACGATAAAGCAAATAGTAGCTCATGGATACTTGAAGAATGGAAGTCGCCAAAAACAACTCGTCAATGGGGATACTATCGTGTATTACACGAAGTAGAAGGATGCAAAGTAAAAGAGCTTACAGTTGATCCTGGCAAGAGTTTATCTATGCAAAAACATGCTCAACGCAACGAATATTGGCTTGTTAGCGAAGGCAAGTGTATCGTTAATAGTAGATTAGATTCTGGATACACAATGCCACCTAAACAATTAGAAAAGCATGATGAATTTACTATTATTTGTGGCGAATGGCATCAATTAACAAACCCTTTTGACAAGCCATGCAGAGTTGTAGAAATACAATACGGTAATCGCTGCGATGAAGATGATATTGAGAGATTATGACTCAGAATTTTAAAAATCCCGATGCAAAGATAATCTACGAATATGTTGGTCATACTGCTCCTGACGATATGATTATGATCGATATTGGAGCAAGAACTGGCAAATGGTTAAGCCCATACGTTAGAACATTTCCAAATGCAAAATTTTTTTGTTTTGAGGGATTAGAAGATCATTATAGTAAATTAAGCCAGCGATTTAGAAAAAATACAAATGTAGTTGCTACTCATGCAGTATTATCTGAATCAGACAATGAAGAAGTAATATTTTTTAAGGATCTAAAACGAGCTGGCTGGAGTGGCATGAAAAAACACCAGTACATGGAACAATATGAAGAAATTAATTCTGTAACACAAACACTAGATTCGTTTAATATAAAAAATGCATATTTTATAAAAATAGATGTTGAAGGTGCAGAGTTGTTAGTATTAAAGGGTGCTAAGAATACATTAAAAGATATAAAGATAATTTACTTTGAATGCAACGAAGTACACTTCAAAGAATATAACTATACTGCAAACGATCTATACGATTTCTTAAATCAATATTTTGATATTTGCACATTAGATTTAGAACCATTGACCAGAGATCAATTTTCATATATGACAAAAGATGAACGTAGATATGATCCTAACGGTTATCAAGGGAATTTTGTTGGGATTAGACGATAAAATGTCAGAGCCATCTTGGTCTAAGCGAAATGTTCTATTAGATAACTTCAACTTATCTCAATGTTCTGTCTTAGATATTGGATGCGGTGACAAGTCAATATTAAATTATTATTCACCAAAAGAATATTTAGGAATAGACAAGGATAACAGGGCAGATATTATAGTTGATTTTGATGTTGATTGTTTAGAGTTGAATAAAACTTATGATATTGGGTTAATACTAGGTGTACTTGAGTATCTTAGTAATCCTGATAAACTTATTAACGATTATAAAGGTAACGTAACACGTTTTGTTATAATAGTATTAACAAGGCACGCTCCAAAGATTAATCACAAATGGAAACGAGCGTTTAACGAATCTTCGTTTAATTTATTTTTAAGTAAACACTTTAACGAGTATACAGTAACAAAGCATAACAGATATTTAATAGCAGAGTGTATAACATGAAACCAATTCCAGTTTTTATCGGGTACGACCCACGAGAAGCAATAGCATATCACACGTGCGCTAATTCGATTATCAGACACGCAAGTAAACCAGTATCGATTATTCCATTAGCATTGAACTTGTTCGATGATTATAAGGAAACGCACACAGACGGTTCAAATCACTTCATCTACAGTAGATTTCTTGTTCCGCACTTAATGGATTATCTTGGATGGGCTATCTTTATGGATGGTGATATGATTGTGCGTGATGATATTGTTAAACTGTGGGAATTACGTGAGGTAGACAAAGACGTAATGGTAGTTAAACATGATTACGAAACTAAGATGACTACAAAGTATCTTGGCGCAAAAAATGAAAACTATCCACGTAAGAATTGGTCAAGCGTTATACTTTGGAATTGTAACAGCCACCCTAATA